CGACTGGGTTCAATACCAAAAGAACTGGATCGATGACGGCAACGGCAACATTGAGGCGCCCGAGCATATCGAGTTGCAGGTCCAGCACCAAATGGAAGTGGCCGGGTATGACTGGTGCGCGATTGTGGCCTTAGTTGGAGGAAATGAGCAAAAGATAGTCCTCCGAAATCGCGATCGGGATATTGGCAAAAGTATACGCGACAAGAGCGCCGAGTTCTGGAATCGCGTGCAAGCCAACCAGGCGCCCAGCGCCGACTACACCCGTGACGCCGAGTTCATCATCAAGCAATTACGCCGCGATGCGGTAGAAGGGCTGGTGGCCGAGGCTGACGCGGAACTCGAGGACATGATCAAGCAGTTTGAGTTTGTACGCAAAGAGGCCAGCGACCTTGAAAAGATCAAGGACCAGCGCCGCGCTGAGATCCTAGAGCGCATTGGCCAGGCCAGCAAGGTGCTCACCAGTTTTGGCTCGCTATCTACGGGGCAAGTCAAAGGCCGTTCCGGGACGCTTATCACGCCCGAGATGGTCGGCACAGTTATCGGCGCAACCGATGGCTACCGTAGTTTCCGTTTTTATCCCAAGAAGGAGAAATAAATCATGACAAATGAAATCACCCCGATCGAGGCAATGCGTGGCACCCTCGTCAAAATGCAACCTGAGTTCCAGGCCGCACTGCCCCCGCAGATCCCGGTCGAGAAGTTCATCCGCACCACCCTTACCGCAGTGCAAATGAACCCTGACCTACTGGGCGCTGACCGCCGCAGTCTGCTAGGCGCATGCATGAAGGCCGCACAAGATGGCCTGCTCCTGGATGGACGCGAGGCCGCGCCTGTAATCTTCAACACCAAAGAAGGCAAGAAGGTTCAGTACATGCCAATGGTCGGCGGCATCTTAAAGAAGATCCGCAACAGTGGTGAGTTGGCCAGCATCAGCGCACAGGTGGCTTATGACAAGGACCATTTTGAGTATGAGTTAGGCGACAACGAGAACATCGTTCACAAGCCATTTCTGGGCGAGGATCGAGGCAAGCCAATTGCTGTGTATGCCGTGGCTAAGACCAAGGACGGCGCGATCTACCGCGAGGTAATGAGCGTGTCCGATGTCGAAAAGGTGCGAGCCGCCAGCCGTGCAGGCAAGTTTGGACCCTGGGTTGAATGGTGGGACGAGATGGCCAAGAAGACTGTCATCCGCCGTATGGCCAAGCGCCTGCCATCCAGCGCCGATGTGGACAGCGTACTGGCCAGCGACATGGAGGCCTCAGGATTCGTCCAGCAGGCCCGCCAAGACAGAGGACCAACAAGCCCCTTTGAGCCGCCTGAAGGCTTCTATGGGCCAGCAAATGGCCGATGCCATTGACCAGGCTACCGGCGAAATTATTCAAGAGGAGACGGCAAATGTCCCAACTGCTAACGCCTAAGGAATTGTGCGAACGATGGAAGGTGGCGGACAACACTCTGCGCAAGTGGAGGGTTGCCAATACCGGGCCGACCTACATCAAACTCGGCGACAGCCGAAACAGCGAGGTGAGGTATCGCCTTGTGGATGTTGAGGAGTTCGAGAAGATGAACCGATTTACCACCGACAACAAGTGAGGACTAGCCCATGAGGAACAAAATGATCACTTTACTGATTGTCTGCTCCCTGGGCTGGATCAGTGGCTGTGCCAGCGACAAGGCTGGCAAGCCGCCCACACCAGTCGAGCAGGAGTTGATTCTTGATAAACAGATTCACTCACTAAGCCGCAACGAAGTTATCACTGCGGTTCGTGAATGTGAAACAACAGGGCTTCGCGCCGTCATGATGTATGGAAAACGCAAAGTCAACGGGTACTCAGCAGACATCGTCATTGATGTTACATGCGCACCCAAGTAAAAAAAACCCCAGGGCGCAAACCCTGGGGCTAACCGTCGTGAAGGAGAGATTGGCAACTGCTGAAGCCCGACGGATGGAGACAAATATTACACTAGTTCAAAATGCGGGCCGTCAATGAACGGTCTTTTGTTTTGCTTGCGACGCTCATCAATGTAGTGGTTCATCGCTTCTTCCATTGTACCGCGCCACATTCTGATGTCTGGAACATTCCATGCCGCGCCCCAGCGAAGGGCTACATTCTTTTCGATCGCGGCTTGCTTCATTGCGTCGGCAATGTTGTCGTATAGATTCAGTTCCCAAGACACTTGGCCATTGATGTATGCCACCAGGTCCACGGCGTCGCCGGTCAAATGCTTTGATTCCATTGTCTGGCTTTTGCCAGTCTCAACATATTTGCGTTGAGTCTCGATTGTGCGCAAGCCTTCGGTGACACCAAAGTCAACCGTGCTGATTTCAATTGCGCGGGTAACTACATCAATCAATTGGTCTTTAACGCCGTCCAGTCGCTCAATGCTTTTTTGTGAAAGTTTGAATGACATGATTATTCCTTTGCAGGTTGTTTGTTACGCATGTCCATAATCTTCTCAAGCGTGCGACCGCCGAAATAGAACGACATAATTAGCATGCCCCACTGGCCAAGCAACTCGACATATTTTTGATTCGTGTCAATGCCATATGCAGACATCATTGCAAAGGTTGTGTATGTCACCAGGATAAAGATTAGCGTCATTGGACGAATGTTTTTTCTTGTTGCATCTTCAAGAGTTATTGCTGTGCTTTTGATTTTGCTTCTGGGTCTGGAATAAATTTATCCAGCACCTTCATGCCCACATCAAATAGTGCGGTTAATGGAAACATTTTGCCCTCCCTTTCATATCAATTTATTTTTCCATAAAAAATAAGTGACGATCGCGGCGGCAAACCAACACCAGAACGCAAGTCGTCTCAATGCTTTTATGTCTCTGCCATATTCATCAAAGTTGGACTGCCTTTCTTTTTGCATCCGCTCTTTAATTTTTTCAATCTTGTCCCACTCTGCTTTGCCATGTTTTGTTATGACATCATTTTTGAGTTGCATCTCTAAGTCATGAATCTGCTTTAGTCTGCGCCACTCATCCACCGCATTCACAATGGTTGTGTCGCCTCGAACAACTTGCGCCTTTTGACGCATTGTTGCTCTGACCTGTGCTTCGCTTGTGACAAACTTGTCAATGTCGTGAACCAAGGCCTCAACTTCTTTACCAGCCTCGAGGCCTTCACGAATTCCCTTGACTGCAAGTTTTGCACTTGCGGCTAATTCATTGCTCATGACTTTTTGTTTTTTCCTTTACCTTCCAGATTGTTCAGCAATCCAATAAAACATGTAACTCACAACAGACACAGCAAACAAAACTGATCCAGCAATCACTCCGTACATTACAATTTTTTCTTCAAACTCTTGCCTCAGTTTTCTTTGCTTTGCTTCAAGCCTTCTTTGTTGTGCATCTTCTTCTGCTTTCTTTTCTCGAATTCTTTGACGCTCTAATTGAAAGTCTTCCCACACCCCAGCCATTGGTGTGTGGTAAATCAGAAGTTCTTTTAATTCTCGCTCGTACTCTTGAAGTTGTCTGACGCGCATTACATTTTCAAATGCCTGCATGTCGACAGATTTTGTTTTTATTATTTTGCCTTCAATGTTTTGGCCTGCTTTGCAGACTGCTTCTTGCGCTTCAAAAAACTTGCCAAGTCCATGAGTAATTTCGCTGGCTATGGACCCAACATCCTTACCTACAGCCTTGGCATCTTTATATAAATTGACGGCGGCTTTGACCCCAGCCACAGCGGCTTGTGCAGTTGCAAACGCTGTGATTGGGTCCATACATCTTTAATCTTTATCTTCTTTGTGCTCAAGTTTTTTAAAGATCAACCCAAGCGTGCTATCAATCTTGTTGAAGCCATCTTTCATGTCTTGCTTTATGTCACGAATGGCTTCTTTGAAATCATCTTTGCGCACATAGACCTCGGGCAAGTCGCGCTCGATTTGACGAATGTCAGTCTTCAGGTCTTTGATTGCGTCCCAGATCACCTTGAGCACCCACCCTCCTAAAAAACCGCAAACACCCACCACCCAGTTGAACAGCGTCTGGTCCATCTCATCATCCTTTTTTTATGGCTGTTCGTCAGGGACCGCGTCCCAGGCTTGAGTTGATTCATTCCATGCATAGTTGCCACCGTCATTTGGCATAGCAACCGGCGCGTCCCACAAGCAAGTTTGCTCATTGAGCACCCATGATGCATATGGCTTTGGCGGCATGAATGCATCACGCGTCGCGTCGTACAAGTAGCCAATGCCAGCGTAGTTCTTGCGCAGTGGCGTGCCACCGTTTGCATGAACGCCACCATGTGTGTTGTATGAAGTTTGAATCCATTGACCAGGACTAGAGTCCACAAAGGTATCAAAGAATTCTGGCTCGGCGACGATAACTTGCTCGACGATGCCGTTGTTTACTTTTGCAAAATGTGCCATGTGCTTCTCCTGTTATGCCGTAAATGTTCCGCTGGATGTGAATGTGTGAATGGTGTATCCGCCAGACTGGGTAACTGTTCCGCCACTGCCGCGTTGATTACCAAGATATCGGATGATCACTACACCTGATCCACCAGCGCCACCATTGGTTGGAGATCCAGAAGATCC